AAATACCGTAGACTTATACGAAGCAAAGGGAATACAAAACGGACGCCTTATATACAATAGGAAAAAGACCAAAAATCGCCGAACAGACAACGCACGGGTCAATATCCGTATTGAGCCAGAGGTAATGCCGCTGATCGAAAAATACCGTGATCCGACCGGGGTTCGCCTTTTCAACTTTCATAGGCTATACAAGAGTGTAAATAACTTTAACCGATCAGCGAACATAGGGCTTAAACGGATCGGAAAGATCATCGGATTTAAGGATTTAGAAACCTACACTTTCCGTCGAACATGGGCATCCTTTGCATGGAACTACTGCGGTATCCGGGATGATATTATAGATTTCGCGCTCGGGCACTCTCCGCGCAGCGCATCAAAACTGGCTCACATATACATTACCGAGGATTGGGATGTCGTCGATCAAGCCAACAGGCTTGTAATCGACTGCATTTTCAGCAATCGAGTGAATACAATCATTAAAAACACAATTCAGACCCAGCAGATTACCCTAATTGCCCCGAACAATCCATCCAGCACATTGGGGCAACGACTTATAGCGTCCCGATAAACCTCTTTGTTAAAATTCATTTTTTCGCCTGTTGCCCTAAAAAGCAGCAGGCGCATTTTATTTGATTGTCAGTCTTTTAGATATGTCGAGACCTTTTTAAATTGCTTGTATGCTATCTTTTCATTTTGTACCTTATAGTCACCGCAAAAATGTGATTTTTACATATTTCACACAACCTAAAACAAATATACAAAATGGACTACGAGCACATCAAACAGGGCGAATTACCTCGAACATGGAGTGATATTTTAGGGGGATTTGGCTGCGGGGAGATTAAAAGATTCCCTTTAGAGGGACAAGCATTAACCAATGCCCGGCACGCTATACCGCGCATGGGCCGTAAGGGGTTGAAATTCCGCACACGTTCAAAAGGCGATCATTTCTACATCCTTTGCACCGCCCACCAGCAGGATGGAGCTCGTCTTTCTCGCAAAGAAATTCAACAACTGTTCCGGAGCCTCGAACTCGGAGAATAACCCCCATGCCCTTATGCAAACTCAATGGCATATCAAGATTGACTGTGACTGGCAGACAATCACACACGAAATCACCCCGCGCGTTCGGGTGATTGTCGATCTGTCACACGCAATTCGAACAATAGCGAAAGACGGACAAGCCATCGACACTTGCCAATTTGGGCCCGACATCCTGCGACACTATCAATGGCTACTCCGAATAGCTGAAGATGCCGAACAGGTGAACACACAAAACTATGGATGATCTATTCGAACAGAAGAACCTGATAATGGAAAGCGCCGCGCTGGGTGCCTCTATCGCCCTCAACCGTTTGGGGCTGATTAAGGACGAAATTTCACAGCGTGAAGCGTTCCGTGTCTACGGAGAGAGCCTCGTGCGAACGTGGTTAAATCGCGGCTGGATAACCCGTATAAAACCGGGTGCCGGGAATACGAAAGTAACCTATTCCCGAATCGAACTCGACACCGTAAAGCAACTTTACAACAAAGGAAAATTGCGCTAATAACATGGCAGGCAGAAACGTAAAACGGGGTTTAGTGTATTTCCGGATGGACTGCGACATCTTCCAAGACCGGAAATTAAAACGGCTGATGCGTCGATGGCAAAACGACGGGCTGGCTGTCTACCTCGCCCTGCTATGTGAAATCTACCGGGACAAAGGGTACTATGTTACTGCGGACGACGATCTGATCGCCGACATCGCCGACACCTGCCTGCTCGACGATGAGCGCACGACACTTATATACAACGACTGCATAGACCTCGGCCTATTTGACCGCGAAATACTCAAGCAACAAGGCTTACTGACATCCAAAGGCATACAGGCCCGCTACCTCGACATTATGACCGTTTTGCGGCGTAAAGGCGGTATAGATGCAGCATTATCCCTCATTTCTTCGGAAGAAATAACCGAAGATGCGGAAAGAATACCCGAAAATTCGGAAAGACGGGCGAAAACTGACGAAACTATCCGAAGAAATGCACAGCAAACCCAATTTCCACCGAACAATGCGGAAGCTGTACCGGAAAATTCCGAAGAAACGGCTATTAACTCCGACAATAGAGAAAGAGAAGATAATAAAGCAGATGATAATTCAGAAACAAACCTACATACACATAGTGAAAAATGGAAAGGGGTTAAAGGGGAAAACCAAATCGAAAACGACCGGGCGGCCCTTGCCATGTTCAACCGCAGTTGGAACGAACTCGCCAAGCACGAACGAATGTATATCTGGGTTCGTCGCCACTATCCGATCATGTTGGAATTTGAACGGCCTTTGACCCTCGACAACTGCCGCAGCATCACGGACAGAATAACCGACTGGCACGATGTCGAGCGGCTTATGGAGAGCATAGCGAATCGCCGGAACGTATTAACCGCCCACACCAGCGCAATAGCCACATTCAACAGTTTTGCCCGGATGGATGTTGTATTGCAACGAAAGCAGAAGATATGACAGAACTGTACGACACAATATGCCGAATTGTTGAAGAAAAACGAGCGGCACGCCGCCATCCGACAATAGCCCTGTCGTTGGAAATATCCCAGCGTACAGGATGGCCCGTGTTCATCATAGAGTGGGAAATGCGCGAGTTGGAGCGAGCCGGGATAGTTTATGTCGGCAGAACCGCAGGCCCGGACTATGCCACTCCCCGGTGCGCTATATCGAAACAAATAAAGGCGTCACGCCCTTACATAAATCATTAACTAAAAAACAACCCAAGCCAATGACAAAAAAAGAGTTAGTAGACCTAATCGCGGACAAGCGAGATTTGAGCGCCCAGATGGTGCTTACGGTCGTAGAAGATTTTATGAAAATCATTCAAAGTAGCGTGGCCGATGGCCAGCGCATTTTTCTGCGTGGCTTCGGTGTTTTTCAGCCGAAAGAGCGAAAAGCCAAAGTAGGCCGAAACATCACACGAGGGGAACAACTCTCTATTCCTCCGAAACGTGTACCCCAATTCCGCCCTTACCCCCACTTTAAAAAAGTCGTGGAAAAGGGTAAGTAAAAACTCCAGCCCTGTCCTCGTGGCAGGGCTCCTTTAAGAAACGAAATGAGTGCACTCGAACATAAGATCGCATATTCCATCGCACTTCTCCGACGTGGTGAGGCGTTGGCCTTACGCATGTCCCCAGACGGCTATCATTTAGCATTCTCCGGCGGGAAAGATAGTATGGTATTATACCACCTCGCAAAGATGGCCGGGGTCAAATTCAAAGCCCACATGCAGGTAACAACTATTGACCCGCCGGAGCTCATGCAGTTTGTTCGGGCCAACTATCCCGACGTGGTGTTACACCGCCCGACGATCAACTTTTACGATCTGATCGTAAAGAAACAGATGCTCCCTTTACAGCATGTTCGGTACTGTTGTGCTTATCTAAAAGAACAGGCAGGAGCAGGAACCGTCACACTTTTGGGCATCCGAGCAGCAGAAAGTACCCGCCGGGCAGCACGCAACGAGTTAGAGGTATCTGGTCATAAATTCAGCGGGAGCCTCGACCAATTCAACCGACGATCTGATCGCAGCTTCGCGTGTGTGAACGGCAAAGACAAAATTATGCTTTCGCCGATTTTCCGCTGGTCGGATGCTGATGTCTGGAATTTAATTCGTGGACAAGGCTTACCATACTGCCGACTTTATGACGAGGGCTATCATCGTATAGGCTGCATATTCTGTCCAATGGCATCAACAAAAATTAAAGCCAAAGATCGCATGCGTTATCCCGGAGTTGAAAAAGCAATTAAACGCAGTATCCAACATCTAATCGACAATAATGGCTATATGAATAATTATCAAGCAACAGCAGATGAGATTTTTAATTGGTGGGTATCGAACACGTCCGCAAAGGAGTTTTTCGGAATGTTGAGGTTTCAGAGAACAATAGACTTTAACGATATATGAAACGTATTATCCGCGTGTTCCCAGCCCGAACCCATGCTACACCAGACGACGATCTGGTGCGCATCAACGCAATACCGTCTCTCTTTGACGAGGCCGACGAGGTGCACATCTCGGTCGCCTTTACATGGCACCTCAAATGGGCGGAATGGGCAGCGAAACAATGGGCTTGCGTTGCGCCGGTGAAAGTCGGCGGCCCAGCCCTCAACGAGCCGGGCGGGGACTTTATACCGGGCATGTACCTAAAGAAAGGCTACGTTATCACCTCGCGCGGCTGCCCAAACCGTTGCTGGTTCTGCGCTGTTCCCAAACGTGAGGGCGGCCAGCTTCGGGAACTACCTGTTACGGACGGCTGGATTGTCTCGGATGATAATTTACTGGCCTGCTCTCCCCGACACATTGACGAGGTATTCTCCATGTTGGCCAGACAACCACATCGGCCTATATTCACGGGCGGATTAGAAGCCGCCCTTATGACCTCTCAAATGGCCGCGCAGCTATACCAACTACACCCCCAAAGGCTATTTTTCGCCTACGACACACCGAACGATCTGGAACCGTTGCAAGAAGCAGGTAAGATGCTGACCGATGCAGGATTTTCGAAATCCAATCACGCGCTGCGCTGCTACATACTGATCGGCTACAAAGGTGACACAATGGAGAAAGCCCATAAACGGATGGGCGAAGCATGGCGGGCAGGGTTTATGCCCTTTGCCATGCTATATAGAGATAATAGCGGTCAGTTCGACCCTGCGTGGAAATGGTTTCAAGGGCAATGGGCCAATCCAAGAATAACCTATTGCAACTGTAAACGAGATTTCGGAGATTAACGCACCCCGTGAAAACGAAAAAATATGAGCGGTAACAAAGATAAACTGATCGCATTTAATTATTTCGGAGGAAAATTCGTCTGGTTAGAATACCTCTACGACAATTTTCCGCCCCACTTTACGCGCCTGATCGACCTTTTCGCCGGCTCCCTTTGTGTATCGCTGAACTATCGGGGCCGGGTTATACGGACAGCCAATGAGATCAACGGGGAAATAACCAACTTTTTCGAGATACTGCGCGACCATGAAGAAGAACTTATCCGACGATTATCACTCACGCCCCACTCGGAACTGGAATATTTGAATAGCTGGGGCAATACAAATTCGGGTAAGATCGAGCAGGCGCGACGCTTCTATGTCCGGGCCCGGCAATCGTTCTACGGATTAGGGGCCCAAGCACAATCGAAAGGCTGGCATATGACCAAGCAGCACGTAAACGCTCAAGGCGGAGAAACGATTAGCCGGTGGAATAACGGAATTGGAAAGTTGCATACAGTAGCCGCCGAGATCCGCAAAAATTTCCAGATCACCAATACCAGCTACGACGACTGTATCGACCGGCTCGACTTTCCGGGCGCGTTCTTCTATTGCGACCCGCCCTATCCGTTGGCATCCCGAAACTCCCAGAACGACTACCATTTCGATTTCACGGACGACGATCACCGGGCGCTGGCGGCGCGGCTCCACTCGATTAAAGGTTACGCAATGGTGAGCAGTTATGATTGCCCGCTGATGCAGGAGTTATACGGCGATTGGTACATGGTGCGGTTCCCCAGAAAACGAAACAACCTACGTTCTACCGTTGTAAACGGCAGCGGGACGCTCGTACAGGAGTGCGTTTGGTGTAATTATACGCCCCCTGTCGTAACACAAAAATTATTCTAACCACAAAAAAATCAAAGCTATGAATGAAACACTTGTTTTTCTGGTTTCGGGCGTGATCGCCGCCCTTATTTCGGCTATGGTCTGTCTGCTGTTCCGCCTCTGGGACAGTCAGCGGGCCAAATGCAATGCCGTACAACGTCCTACTGCCGACACCCTCGCCCGGGGCGGTTCCCGTGGAAAATGAAAACATGGGTTAGCTTCCGGATCGAACGGACAAAAATCGGGATAATCAACTACAACAAAAAGACAACGGCTGGCAAAACGCCAGCCGTTGTCTTACATTAATCTATTGCATGTTCGAGAGCGTATTCGTAATCCTCTTTTGTGAACACAAAGACTGCCAATGATAAGCCATCGGAAACCTCAGAACATTGATATCCATATTCAATAAAAATGCTTCTATTATCCGGTAGTTGATTTGCATAGATTCGGATAATATCATCAAATTCTAATATACAAAGTTCCTTTGCCTGAAACGGGAAAAATCCGGGTCTGTGTTTTGAATTTCCCCATGAAAAGCTTTCTTCATTCTCCAATATCAGCGGATTCGGAAAATTACCATATTCATCTATTAACTGGATTGTTAATTTATGTCCGCTTTGATTTTTAAACTCATACTCAAATACAGGTGGTTCGTTTCGGCTGCTATTGTCAGAACAGCCCAAACAGAATATTACTAAAAAATAAAATAGACATAATTTACTCACTGGCATATAGACGGCTTTTAATGTTTCAAAGTTATAAATAAAATTCAAATAAATCGTCCAATGATTTATCTGTTATTCCATATTGTCCTTTGTATTCTTTCAATGCTTCTTTGAGTTGGGGGATGGTCTTAGATTTATATAATACCTGCTGCAACTTATCAATATCGTTCAAGTAAATATTATCATTGACATATATCATTGCATCGGTATTTGGTCTATACTTTTGATAATACACCCTTTGATTTGAGCCGTCATAAATATCAATAAAAATTGGTGTATATTCTCTGCCATAATCCGTATTTATACTGTATTTCGACCAACTTTGGAAATTATACTCATCAGGCACTTCAAAAAGCATGTGATACATTGGCGGCTGGAAAAATGTTTCGTATTTATGCACTTCATGGGCATATCCACGTAAGGTATATTCATTTTCCGTTACTGCCCACCCGATCAAATTAGACCAACTTTCTCGTATCGTATCTACATAGCCTTTATAAGCATTTCTTCCATTGACACGATAGAAAAAAGCACAATGGCCCAATTCATGAAATGCAGTTTCAAGAATACCGTATGTGGGACGCCAACCACCTGCATCTTCTCCATAGATAACTATATCCGGTTG